CATTTAACGTACCTAGTTAAATATGAAAGGAGAAAGACGAACCATCGCATCCAACTTAAATTGTTGGGATGTGCAACAACAATCACCTAAGGAGGTGCAATAATGCAAAAAGAAGAAAATAAAGCTGTCATAGGCGATCAAGAGATTTTAGAAACAGAAATGACTGAGCAACAAAAATATCTTGCTAAACAAATAACTGATTTGAGAAATAAAAAAGCTAAATTAGGGTTCGATATGGACCAAATAGAAGCTGCTTTAAATGTTTTTCAAAACACTTTTATAGCTTCAACTAAAGAAGAAGCTGATAAAAATTTAAATGAAAATAAAGGAGAAAACGATGAGTAAATATACGTATATACTGTTGTCTATTTTTGTAACATCTTGTGCAAGTGTAGGAGCTGTTATAGAAGGTGGTAAAGACCTTTCTATGAGTGTTGTAGATTCAACTGTAAAAACAGCAGGCAATATAACAAACGCAGCTTTAGAGGATGTAAGTTCTGTTGTTGATACTGTTGGAAATTCAGTAAGTAATGTTATTGATACCGTAGTCGACGAAGTAGACCAACAAACTAATGAACTTCAGAAACCTGAAGAAGAAAAACAGGAGAAATAAATGGTTGATTTAATTATGTGGATTACTACAATAGTAACAGTTTCTTCTATTATTGCAGCAAGCACCCCAACTCCTAAAGATGATGTTTGGATAGGTAAACTATATAAATTTATAGATTTACTAGCTTTAAATATAGGTAAAGCAAAGGAAAAGTAGTGCCAACCGTAAAGGAAACATTAGCAGAACTTAACGCACATGAAAGAGAATGTGCTATTCGTTATGAATATATTGAAAAAAGATTAGATGAGGGTTCTGCTAAGTTTAAAAAATTAGAAATGTTGTTATGGGGGGTTTATCCATTTATACTAGGCTCTATAGTTTTTGCTGCTTTTATATAGGAGGTACTAGTGCCTTTACAAAAACTTTTATTTAAACCAGGAATAAATAAAGAAGGAACTGCTTACTCTAATGAAGGAGGGTGGTTTAATTCTAACTTAGTACGTTTTCGTAAAGGTTTACCAGAAAAAATAGGAGGGTGGATAAAAGCTTCTCCCAACAGTTTTTTAGCATCGGGTAGAGCACTTCATGCTTGGGTAGATTTAGACGGTACTAAATATTTAGGGTTAGGAACTACTTGGAAGTATTACGTTAAAGAAGGTGAAGTTTATAATGATGTAACCCCTATAAGGGAAACAGCAACTAATGTTATTACCTTTGCCGCGACTGACGGTTCTGCTACTATAACAGCAACTGATACATCTCATGGAGCTGTACAAGGCGATTTTGTTACAATTAGTGGCTCAGTTAGTCTTGGCGGTAATATAACCGCTACCGTTTTAAATCAAGAACATCAAATTGTTACTGTTCCAGACAACAATACATTTACCTTCACTGCATCAGCTACAGCAAATTCTAGTGACAGCGGTAACGGTGGATCAGGAGTTGATGGTGCTTATCAAATAAACGTAGGGTTAGACGTTTATGTTCCTTCTACAGGTTGGGGGTCTGATTATTGGGGAGCAGGCACATGGGGTAGTGTTTCTGCTTTAGGTGCTACAAACCAGTTACGTCTTTGGTCTCACGACAACTTTGGAGAAGATTTACTTATGTGTCCTCGTGGTGGCGGTGTTTTTTATTGGGATGAAAGCGAAGGTACTAATAGTAGAGCAGTAGCTTTATCAGCACTTACGGGAGCAAATTTAACACCTACAATAGCATTACAGGTTATGGTTTCAGATGTAGATAGACACGTTATTTGTTTCGGTGCAGACCCTTTAAATGATTCAGGAACTGCTAGAACTGGAGCAATAGACCCCATGTTTATAGCTTGGAGCGATCAAGAAAGGGTAGAAGAATGGGAACCGCTTCCAACAAATACAGCAGGTTCTTTTAGGCTATCAGCAGGTTCAGCAATAGTAGGAGCAATAAGAGCTAGACAAGAAACACTTATTTGGACAGATACTTCTTTATATTCAATGACTTTTGTAGGTCAACCTTTTACTTTTTCGGTTAATTTGGTTAATGAAGGTGTGGGTCTTGTTGGACCTAACGCTATGGTAAATACTCCTAAAGGTGTGTTTTGGATGGATAAAAAAGGTTTTTACACATACTCAGGACAAGTTCAAGAACTTCCATGTAGTGTAGATGCTTACGTTTTTGATGATTTAAACCAAACACAAAGTTATCAAATATTTGGTTTTGTTAATAAAGCATTTAATGAAGTAGGTTGGTTTTACTGTTCTTCAGAAACTACAGTTATAGATAGGTACGTTACTTATAACTATGAAGAAAATATTTGGATGATTGGAGAACTTTCTAGAACCGCTTGGTTAGACGAAGGAATTTTTGCCGAACCTAAAGCAACGTCTACAGATGTTAATTATGTAGGTTATTGTTATAACCATGAATCAGGTGTAGATGACGATGGTTCTGCCATGACTAATGTTTTTATAGAGTCTAGTGATTTCGATTTAGGAGAAGGAGACGAGTATCAATTTATTAGTAAAGTTATCCCTGATATTAAATTTATAGGAAATGGTGATACAGGCTCTGGTGGTCAAACTTTAGATATTGTTTTAAAAAGGAGAAACTTTCCAGGAGAAGATTTAACAACTGCCGTAACAGGTTCTTGTACATCAGTGACTACTAAAATAGATACTAGAGTTAGAGGAAGACAAGCAGTATTAAGACTTCAGTCTAATGATACAGATACATCAGTTATTGGAATGAGTTTTAGAGCAGGAGCTACACGTATAGAAACCCAAGCAGACGGTAAACGGTAATGGCTAAATTATTAGAAACGAAACTTCCTACAGCGATAGGACCTATTGACCCTGCAATATTTAATCGTTTAGTTAGGGTATTAGAATTAAGTTTAAATAGAGTTGACGTAGGATCAACAGTAAATGTCAATGAAACAGAAAGAAATATTAATCAGTTTAATACAGGCGATATTATTTGGAATTTAGCAACACAACAGTTACAACTGTGGACAGGAACAACATGGGTAGATATATATTCGGGAACCGAAAAAGGAGTTCAGGGAACGATGTCTCTTGGACAAATAAGTGTGTCGACTGGTGGCGATACAACAATAGAAATACTATAAAAGGGGATATTATGGATATGAAAAAACTACAAGAAGAATTAACTTTCGATGAGGGCTGTATCGATAAAATATATCTCGATCATTTAGGTTATCCGACATTTGGCATTGGTCATTTAATATTAGAAACAGATCCAGAACACGGACAAGATGTAGATACACCAGTATCTGAAGAACGGATAACTGATTGTTTTGAAAAAGACATACAAAATGTTATAAATGATTTAGATAGAAACATGGATTGGTGGAAAGATTTACCAGAAGATTTACAAAGAGTTATGGCTAATATGTGTTTTAACTTAGGTATAACTAGGTTATTAAAATTTAAAAAGTTTTTAGGTGCGATGGAAGACCATAACTGGGACAAAGCCGCAGTTGAAATGTTAGATAGTCGTTGGGCTATACAAGTCGGTCCACGAGCTATAAGATTGAAAGATAGAGTATTAAAAGGAGAAATATAATGCCAGGAATGAAAAAAGCTAAAGGCTATAAAAAAGGCGGAGCAATAAAAAGTTCTAAATATAAGAAAAAAGGTGGCTCTAAGAAAAAAGTCATGAAAAAGAAGAAAAGCAAGAAGAAGTAAGTGCCTTCCCTTATAAGTAATATCCCACATTTTAAATGCTGGGTACGTAGGGAATTTACTGCTAATCACCAAAAATATCATGGAGAGTTTCTTCATGCAATAGCTTTTGCCGTAAACACTATACCCGACAGGTCGTTAAGCTTTCAAGTTGTTTTTACAGGTTGTGAAAGAGAGTACGACGATTGGGATGAGGGTAATATACACGGAGGAGCTATGTGGGCTAGAATGCCTATACAGGGATTGATAGCAGATATACCTGTAGAAGAATGGGCTACACCTATGGAAGATCATATTTGTCAGCCTTGGGACTGCGAATCTAGAGATCATTCAGTCATAGTTATGGATAGAGTTAGTTCTAGTCCATGGCTTTGCAAAATAGACGGAAAGTTTTATACTGGTAAATATATGTTTACGGTGGACTATACGAATAACGCTATTGCTGATTGTCCTGCACAACACAAACAATCTCATGTATTATATATTACAGAAGATTGCGAATGGAAAGGCAACATAGTTGCTTTACCAAACAACAGGGTAAGAGCTACTAGTCCTGCGTTATGGGTGACTGGAGAAGGAGCACCAGATTTTACTCCTTCACAACATACTCATTCTGCAGAAGGACATGAAAGTTATCTAGACCCATCAATAACTTTTAATAACTTATACGAGGATTAATTATGGCAGCGAAAAAGAAAACACATAAAACTAAAGACGGCAGAACAGCTAAAAAAGGTCTTTATTACAATATAAATAAAAAACGTAAAGAAGGCAGAAAAATGCGTAAGAAAGGAGCTAAAGGTGCACCAACGGCTGCTGCTTTTAAACGTTCTGCTAAAACAGCTAAAAAACCTAAAAAGAAAAGTAAGAAATAAAATATGGCTGCAAAACGTAAGGAAAAGTCTATAAAGCGTACTACTAAAGGTAAAGGTGCGAATTACCGACCTACTAAAAGTGGGGCGGGTATGACTAAGAAAGGCGTTAAAGCATATAGAAAAAAGAATCCTGGTAGTAAATTAAAAACAGCTGTTACAGGAAAAGTTAAAAAGGGAAGTAAAGCAGCAAAAAGAAGAAAGTCTTACTGTGCTAGAAGTGCAGGACAGATGAAGAAATTTCCTAAAGCGGCTAAGAACCCTAATTCAAGATTGCGACAAGCAAGAAAAAGGTGGAAGTGCTAATGTATGAATATGGTTGTACAGTTGAAAGAGTGGTTGATGGTGACACTATTGACGTTGTTTTGGATCTCGGGTTTGATATTAGGTTTAAGTCTCGTGTTCGTCTATATGGTATTGATACTCCCGAGTCACGTACTCGTAACAAAGATGAGAAAGTTAGAGGAAAAATGGCAGGGGCTTTCTTAAAAGAAGCTGTAGATAACGGTACTAAAGTTGTTATAGAAACTAAATTAAAAGACTCTAGAGGTAAATATGGTAGGGTTTTAGGAAACGTTGTTGTTGATGGAGTAAATATAAACGAATCTATGATAGAAAACTTTTTAGCTGTAGCTTACTTTGGTCAATCTAAAGATGACGTAGAAGCAGAACATTTAATAAATAGAACTAAATTAATAGAACTTGGTAAGTTCACACCAGTAGAGGTTTAGTATGGAAGAAGGTATTGTAGCAAAAGAAGAACCAATAAAAAAGAAATTAGAACTTGATATAGACGTAACTCCTAAAAACAATGGGGACAACCCATTTGTTAAATGGGTACACCTTGCTAAAACTATAGACGCTTGGCGTATCTTTCCTAGAATATTCGTAAGTGTTTATATAGTTTTACTTTATAAAGTAGTTATTTGGTTTATGGAGCTTCCTGAACCTAACTTAGAACAAGCAGGTCTTGTATCTATAGTTGTAGGAGCTATGGCAGCAGTGTTTGGAATATACGCAGGAACATCAGGACAAAGTAAAAAATTTAAAGGCGAAGATTAATGAAGGTATTTGCTACTGAGTTTAAGGTCGGAGATAAAATATACGATGGACCTTATATCTATGCTAATTCTTTTGAAGAAGCCGAAATGGAAGCAGTAGTTTATGGTGTTGTAGTTGTTGGTGTAGTAACAGCTATTATTAGTAATGAAGAAGAAGGTACGGAATGGAACAGGGTTTTGCATTAATAGCTGAAGTCGGTGTTCCTATTGCAGGTGCTTTAGTTATGGCGTATTTTATCTTTTTAGTTATGAAACAACTTATGGATGGTTTAGTTGATGAAATTAAAACAGTACAAGGTATTACTAAAATGTTAATTACTAGAGCGTCTATTATGAACAATGACATGATTAGGATAGATACAAGCGTATCTAGTGCATTGAATATATCTCCTGACCTAGATAGAATAGCTAGAGCAGAAAATTTTGTAGAAGATGGGAAGATAGATGCTAGGAGAGATTGATGGATATAGCTCAACTAATAGCAGAGTTTGGCTTTCCTGTAGTGATGGTAGTAGGACTGGGTTATTTTGTGTATTACGTATGGCAAACAATAACGAATACAATAGATCCAGCGGTACAGGAAATGAAAGGTACAATTATAAGATTAACAGACCAACTTCGTTTATTAGACCAAGACATGATAAGATTACAACAAAAAGTCAATACAGTATTACAGCTAAAAGAGCAGGAGGTATTGAATAATAATGAAAAAGAAACTAACGAAAAAACAAAAACAAAAAGACGAAATTGAAAAAGTTTTAATAGCTAGGATTATGGTAGTTATTGGAATAATGTTGTTTGTAGGAATATTTTGCCAAAATCTTTGGTCAGACCAAATAGTACATAAATTTAAATCTCCTAGTTTTAATGGTGTTGGCACATCAAGTCATTATCTTACAATAGAGAATCAAGAGTACACACGTAAGTTAACTATAAAAGAAGAAATCAAAGCCTTACAGGATGAAATAGAAAGAGAAAAAGAAAATAGTACATTAGCTAGATTTATGAGGAATCTTGAATCACGTGTCTATGCTGAATTATCTAGACAGTTGGTAAATAACCTCTTTGGAGAAACACCTCAAAGTTCGGGTACAATAACCTTGGAAGGCAACACCATTGAATATACAAGTGATGGTGTGACATTAACACTAAAGATAACGGAAGCAGATGGAACGATCACTCAGATTACAATTCCTATTGGTACCTTTACTTTCTAGTTGTTCTATTTTTGATCAGTATCAAGATACGTACGAGCAGAGATTTAAGGCACACGACGTAGTTTCTATCCAGGAACTACAATCCCCTTATTTACGTGATGTAGACGTTCCTGAAGTTAGTCCTGTAGTTGCTGTATACCCTACTGCTTTTACCGACCAAACAGGTCAAAGAAAAAGCAACAGCGAGTTTGCTTTATTCAGTACAGCCATAACACAACAACCAAACGCACTACTAATACGAGCTTTAAAACACGCAGGCAATGGTAATTTCTTTAGAGTAGTAGAAAGAGTTGGTTTAGATAACTTAACTAAAGAAAGACAATTAATACGTTCTGCTAGAGAACAGTTTGCTAGTGATGAGGAAAAGAAAAAACAATTAGCTCCTTTGTTATTTGCTGGTATCTTAATAGAAGGTGCTGTTATTTCTTACGAAGCTAACTTGGAGTCTGGGGGTATTGGAGCTAGGTATCTTGGAATTAGCAACAGCGTACAATACAGAGAAGACAATATAACTATAAGTTTACGTATGATTTCTGTGGCTACAGGAGAAGTATTATTAGAAGTAATGAGTCAAAAAACTATTTTTAGTTATGGTAAATCGAATGATGTTTTTAGGTTTATAGAAATGAATACTGAACTTGTAGAAATAGAATTAGGTAATGCAAGAAACGAGTCTTCTACTATTGCTTTGATGAAAGCTATAGAAGGAGGCGTATTAGAAATAATAAAACTTGGTTATGAGCGAGAATACTGGGTTTTACAAAAAGAAGAAAAGAAGGTAGAATGAAGTTATGATGATGAAGAAGTGCATACAACTTTTGCTATGTCTTGCTTTATTTCCGTTATTCGCGGCTGATAACGAGATATACGTAGACCAGTCAGGTACTGGGGCTAATATAGATTTAGAACAACTTGGTATATCAAATATCATTGGTGGTTTAAATTCTACTGCTGGAAATTTAACAGCTTTTGATTTAGACGGCGATACTATGACGTTAGACATTAATATGATTGGTGCAACTAACAAATTCCTCGGTGATATAAACGCTAGCACTTTTACAGGGTTATATAATTTTACTGGCGGTAGTAATACTTTCACTATACAGGTAGACCCAACTAATACTTACAGTTCTGCTGGTTCTGATCAAAACGTAGCAGTTACAGGTAGTAGCAATACATTCACATTAAATCAAGGAACTACCGCAATAGCAGCAAACTTAAATTTAGATTGGATTATTCAAGGTTCCAATAACACAGTTACATCAAATATTAATATTGATGGTGCTACAAACTACATGGATATAGATGGTTCTGATAACGCAGTAACTTACACAGGTACTGGTGTTAATGCTTCAGCAGGTGGGTATTTTTACCTAGACCATACAGGCGGACAAAGAACATTTAATATTCAACAACTGAGTACCCAAGACAATGACTGGCTCAAGATTATATCAATCGGTGGTAATTCTGCTTCTACTGTGTGTGTCGTTCAAAACGATCAAGGCACAAGCACTTCCTGCTGATATTGGGGATATATCTGAGCTAAATGGTTCAGCACAAATAGTTAGAGACAAACCATACGACGCTAATTTAAAGTTTGCTATTCAAAGTAATGACGAAGCTATTACTAAAGACGGCAGAATGGCTATTACGTTTCTTGATGATTCTACGGTAAAACTTACGGAACACTCTCAACTATTAATAGATGAATACATCTACGACCCTGATCCCAGTAAAGCAAAAATGGCTCTTACTTTTGGTTTAGGTACAGCTAGGTTTATAACAGGTAATTTAAACCGCATAGATAAACAAAATATCACACTTAGAACTCCTACAGCTAATATTGCAATTCGTGGAACAGATTTCACAGCGACTGTTGATGAATTAGGACGTTCACTTATTATTTTACTTCCAGACCCTTTTGGTCTGTCTAGTGGAGAAATAGAAGTAGTTACTGCTATGGGTACTGTTTTATTAAACAAACCTTATCAAGCTACTACTGTAAGCGTTTTTGAATCAGCCCCTACTAAACCTGTTATCCTGGATTTAACACTAGACGTTATAGATAATATGTTAATTGTTACACCTCCTAAAGAAGAACAAAGTATTGAGGAAGAAACTACAACAGCACAAACAGATAGCGTATTAGATTTCAACGACTTAGATATAGACTACCTTGCAGAAGATTATTTAAAAGAAGACAGTTTAGAATTCACAGAATTAGATATAAATTATCTTGACGTAAATTATCTTGAAGACTTGTTAAACGTTCTTGATGCCTTGGCTATAGCTGAAGAAGAAGACCAGTTAGCACAAGCAACTAGTACACAGATTAGTGGTACTTTATTAGGTAAAGACCCCGATACACAGATAACAACTTTAATAACAGGGAATGTTGTTAGTTTACGAAGACAAGTAAATGAATCAGTTCAAGTTGATTTAGACGGTGGTAACTCGTATACGGTTATTTTGATACAGGACGGAGTATCTAATATAATTAAAGTTAATGGAGGAAGTGATAGCGTAATTACTATTACTCAAAATGATTAATGAAAAAGTTAATAATACCCATATTAGCAATACTTGTATTACCTTTATTATTTCAAACAACGCCTACAGAAATACTCAAATTAAAAACGTTTGATGCTTTAATACAAGAACAAGAACCTTCTGGTAATTTTGTTATATTAAATATAACAGAAGATGATGTAGAAAAAGAAGGAGGTTATCCATTACCTAGAAAAAGATTAGCCGATATACAATTAGAAATATTAGGCAAAGGTGCGTTAGGTGTTGGTTGGGTTATATCTTTTCCACAACCAGACAGACTTATGGGGGATAAAGAATTTGCCATGTCTTTAGGTTATGCTCCTAGTGTAATAGCTACGTTTGAAGATGGTAATGAAAACTATCCTAAAACAACAGGTACAGTCATTAAGGGACCTGATGTAGGTGGTCTTTCTTCTACAGGAGTAAAACAAAATTTTTATTTATACGATGACATACCACAAGGAGTTGCTATAGCTCCTACGGAAGTAGACCAATTAGTTAGACGTATTCCGCTTTTATTAAGAACTCCTGATGGTTGGGCTGCTTCTTTTGGAACTCATGTATTAAAAAGTTTGACAGGAGCTCGTACGTATATTATTACGACTAATGAAAACGGTGTACAAGAGATAGCTGTTAGAGGTATACCACCAGTTAAAACAGATAGTCTTGGTCGTAAATGGATTAGTTGGGTAAAAACAGAAGAAACTAATTTACAAGAGATGGATGTAAACGGTAAGTTTGTATTTGTAGGTGTTACTGCTAATGGTGTGATGCCACAAGTCGCTACGCCTGTTGGTTTACTTGAACCACACAAAATACAAGCAGCACTAGCAGAATCAATACTTATACAAAACAGTCCTTATATACCAGATTACGCATTAGCTTTAGAACTTTTAATATTTATAGCGTCTGTGGGGCTTATATGGGCGTTTATAAGCTATTTAGGGATAACGTGGGGCGTAAGTCTAGCTTTACTTACGATGGCTTTAACGGGCTTATACGGTTATTACACAATAACTACAGGTGTTTTGATAGATGTTACGTGGTCTTTAGTATCGCAGTTTATTGCAGGAGCTATAGCTTTCTATTTAAGGTTTAGAGAACAATACAAACTTAGACAACAAATAAAGAAACAGTTTGAACATTATCTTGATCCGAGACAAGTTAAACGTCTACAAAAAGACCCTAGTTTGTTAAAACTAGGAGGGGAAAAAAGAAGATGTACTTTCTTGTTTACAGACGTTAGAGGATTCACAGCGTTATCTGAAACACTTCCACCAGAAGAAGTAACTTCTATAATGAACAAAGCATTAACAATACAATCAGATGCAGTACAAAAATACGGGGGTATGGTTGATAAGTATATTGGTGATGCAATGATGGCTATATTTAATGCACCTATGGATTTAAAACACCACGAACAGGTAGCGGTCGAATGTGCTAGAGAAATACAAGAAAATATAATAAACGCTGATATTGGTGTAGAGATTGGTGTTGGTGTAAATACTGGAGAAGCCGTAATTGGCAACATGGGTAGTGATACTAGATTCGATTATTCTGCTATCGGAGACGCTGTTAATACTGCTGCTAGATTAGAATCAGCAACTAAAGAAGTAGGTGTAAATATACTGATAGGGAAAGAAACAGAGCTTTACTGTGGTATAACACTAAAACCGTTAAAACCAATAAAAGTAAAAGGTAAAGAAAAACCTTTAAAAATATACACTTTTTGATATATAATCAATGTATCAGCTATTGTGCTGCAGCTTACGGGGTGAGCTTTAACTCGCAAATACGTGTAAACACGCTGGAGAACCAATGACTGGAGTAGATAAAAAGACATATCTAAAGAAAAAAGGAAGTCGTTCTGACTTCTATATCTACACGTCTAAAGGAAAGAAACAAAAAACTAGGAGCCGATTCTAGTGAACACAACATTAGTTAAGAATCCTGAACTATCGTATCAGGAAGCTTGTGAGTTTTTCGATTATAAAGAAAATAAAATAAAATTCCAAAACAAAATTAAACAATTTGAAGCAGCAATTATTAAACACTGCGAAGAAAACAACAATCAAGAATTAAACGAAAAAGTAAAAGGAGATGTGGAAGGAGTTATTTCACATGATTTTGCAGATGGACAATACATAAGAACAGCAGTAGCTCCTAAAAATACTTTAGTATCAACTAAGATACATGCTAAAAATCATCCGTTCTTTTTAATGAAAGGGGACATATCAATATTTGGTGAAGACGGCGTAAAACGTATACAAGCACCTTTTCATGGAATAACAGAAGCAGGAACAAAAAGAGTTTTATATGTTCATGAAGAATGTACTTTTATAACAGTACATAGAACAGACTGTTTAACAATAGACGAAGTAGTTGCTGAAATAACAGTAGCTGATTTTTCTGATTTAAAATTAACAGGAATAGATACAAAACAAATAGATAATCTTATGGGTCAAATATCATGAGTTTAGCAGTAGTAGCAACAGCAGTAGCGGTAAACGTAGCAAGTAATGCTATAAGTCGTAAAATTGCTGGCGACCCTGATATGCCCGCACAAATCGGTAGCGGTACTTCACCTTCATTAAGTCCTGGACCTGAAATGGAAATAAACCCTGTTGCAGGTAGCCAAGTACAAGAGTTTGGAGATTTTCAGTTTGAAGATTTAGCTTCTCCTGAAGACGGTCAACAAGAAATGATATTAAATCAATTAGAACAAGCAGGTATAGATGTTGGTGATTTAGATCAATATGGTATTGCAGGTATGGCTGTAGGTGGTTATTTAAATAGAGCTAACGGCGGTAATTTAGGTATTATGGAATTATTAAAAGAAGAAGGTTTAATTCCTGAAGACCCACCTGAAATGACAACAGGTGTTTTAGACGTAGATTTTTCTGAAATAGAATCACCTAAACCTGAAGATTTATTAGAAGACCAAATGTTTGCAGATTTAAGTCCTGAGATAACTCCTCCAGAACTTCCTGATTTAGAATTAACTAAAATGCAAGAAATGCAACAGTTTATAGAAGGTCAAGACCCTATGGTTGCTGACGCTATGACTAAAGGATTAGGAAACATAGGTACAACATTGTTTGAACGGTTATTAGGTGGCGACGATAAACCTAAAGGCAGTATGGTTAGAACTGAAACACTTCCTGGAAATGCTGCTAGAAGAAGATCAAAATTAAAAATGAATCCTATAGGTGGTTCAACTGTTACTTTTGCTAACGAAGGCAAAGTATTACAAAGACCTATGTTCATGCCTCATGGCGGTGCTATGCATGGTGCTGGAGGTCCTAAAGATGATTTAATTCCTGTTATGGCTAGTAACGGAGAATACATGTTATCAAAAGCGGCAGTAGACGCAGCAGGTGACGGCAGTCACGCTATGGGTATTGCTAGATTAAACGCATTTAACGAAGCAGGTAATAAGAGATATGGCGTCTAGAGAAGAACAAGAATATTCCAGTCAAGCCCCCGCCCCGTATATAGGGCAGTTTTTACAACAGGATATATTCCCGTTTGCACAACAGTTTTTAAGACAACAGTTTCAAAATTTAGGTGAGGCGGATTCTAGTCCGTTTACATACACAGGACAAAGGGTAGCTGATTTTGATCCTAGAGAACTTTATGGTATGGAGCTTGCTGACCAAGCGATTGGTAGTTATAGACCATATCTAGGAGCACAAGCAGGTTTACTAGACGAAGCAGCAGGAATATCTAGAGGAGCATTAGCTAGAGGACAAGATGAAATAACAGCAGGTCTTGGTGCAGGTAGAGGATTATCTGCGTTAGGAGCAGGAATTACACAAGACGCAAGATTTGACCAATCAGGTAGAGGACTTATAGAAGGTGCTCAGTTTGGTCAATCAGGTAGAGATTATCTTAGAGGAGGAGTTCCTTCTTTTGGAGAAGCTCAGCAGTTAACAAGAGCAGGAGCACCTAATTTAGATTTAGCTAGAATGGAAACTGCATCAGCAAGACCAGATTTTAGAGGTGCAAGAGCAGGTTTAGCAGGTTCAGCAGCAGAACTTGCAGGAGCAAGACCAGATTACGGCGGAGCGAGAGGAGCTTTAGGTAGAGCAGAACTTAGTGGTTATGGTTCTACTGGTCGTTTTGACCCTAGAGGAATAGGAAGTTTTTATAATCCGTTTGAAGAAGATGTAGTACAACAAACATTAAAAGATGTTAGAGAAGGTTTAGCTAAAAGCGATATGGGTCTTAGAGACCAAGCTGTTAGTGCAGGAGCTTTCGGTGGTGCTAGGTCAAGAATGAGACGTGATGAACTAGCAGAAAATGTAGCAAGAGGAGCAGCAGAACAAGTAGGTGCTATTCGTAGTAGTGGTTATCAAGACGCGGCTAATAGAGCACAACAAGCATTTGAATCACAACAAGCTAGACAGGCAGGTCTTGCAGGATTACAATCAGGATTAGCAGGTATAGAAGGAGGCTTCGCAGGACAACAAGCACAAACAGCTTTAGGTAGAGCACAACAATTAGGTTCGTTAGCAGGTCAAGAAGCAGGTTTTGCAGGACAAGAAGGTTCTGCAGCATTAGCTAGAGGAAGACAGTTCGGAGACCTTTCTACAACAGAAGCTCAAAACGCATTAAGTAGAGCAGCACAACTAGGTAGTTTAGAAGCACAACAAGCACAAGCTAAATTAGCCACAGGTCAAGCATTAAATGCTTCAGAACAAGCAGCAGTTGATAACGCTATGGCTAGAGGTCAACAATTAAACACATTAGACCAACAACAGTTTGCTAATCAAATGCAACGTGGAGCACAACTAGGTTCATTAGGACAACAACAGTTCGGTATGGGTTTACAAGGTGGTCAAGGATTAGCAGGACTAGGTCAACAAACCGCAGGTGCGTTGAGTGGTTTTGGTGGTCAGTACGGTGGTATGGCTAGTTTATTACCACAACTACAACAACAAGATATTTCATCAATGATGGGTATGGGCGGACTAGGTAGAGGTAGACAACAATCTCTAATGGATTTAAATTATCAAAACTTTACAGGTCAATACAACTTACCTATGCAAACATTACAAAACGTTGGAGCACTTACAGCTTCTCTTGGACCTATGGCAGGGGGCTATGGTTATGCAGGCGGTGCACCATCATATAATACTAATTACACCCCACAAGGAACAATGGGTAAAGGTTTAATGAATCAAGGTATAGCAGGTCTTCAAAATCCTGTAACACAACCAGGGTTTAATTATGGAAATTATGGGTTTGGTGGAATAGGTGGAGGATTAACTTTTTAATGGCTAACGGTAATAGAGGTATAGGAGGGTTTTTACCCTTTCCAACTTTCGGAGGTCCTAAAGACGGTGGAGGCATCACACCTGTTAAATTAGCTCCGACACAAATGAGGTTTCCTACAGCAGGTAGGTTCGCTAGACGTGCACCTGAACCTGAATTAAAAGAAACAATAGCTCCTTTCTTGCCGATAGCGGTAGAAGGGATTATGAATTTAATTAAAGGTAGACCTGAAACAATGACCGATGCACAATATTTAGATAGTATCGGTGGACTAAGTGGTGGTACTGATTTAGACGATGTATTAGGTGATAAACAAAAAATGGCACAACTACAAACGTATAAACAATTTGGTGAACCTGAGAAAAGAGATACTTTTGGTGCGGATGAGATTATTAATATGATTATAGGTAGCCAAATGGGTAGAGGTGCAAAAGAATATGCTGCTACCTCTAGAGCTATCGATACTCAAAAAGAAAAATCTAGATTAACAACCGCAACAAACAGAGCAGCTTTTACAAAAGAAGCATTAAAAGATATAAACAATTTACAATACAAAACATTTGAAGACGTAGATAAAGCTAGGTTAGGGATTAATGATTACCGTTCTGGTTTTGTTGACCCTAGAGGTGACGTTTATGTTATGAAAGATGATAAATCAGGGTACGCAAACATAAAAGAACTAGAAGGTAATTGGATAGAACAAAAATATAAACCAACAACATCATTATCTAGTCAGTTAAAAGACCCACGTTTAGTTGATTTAAGTAAAAAGGATGGAGAACTGAACGCTAAAGATACTGCTTTATTAGGAACTATGACACTTACTAATGAAATGGTTAGAATGCTTGATAAAGGTATAGCAGACCCTAAACAAAACCCATTAACCACAGTAACCGCTATTGGTAATTTTTTAAATAGTGCAACATCTAATGCAAACCAAGTATTGTCTTATGTAGGTGGTGGAGACGTAATGAGAGCTTTTGCTACTGCAGATGATATACAAAATAACGTAGCAGGGTCAAACGGTAGAGAAGGCTCTGGTCAATTAGCTAAACAATTATACCAAGCTATACAGTCTGGTGACGATGAACAGATGTTAGCGGCTATGGAGGCTTTTGAAAAAGGTAATCCAGAAGTTAGTTTTAGAGCTTCGTTAGGTGACATGGCGTATAACAATGTAAGAACTAGAGCTACGATGTTACAGTTAGCTTATGCAGCAGCAGCGGCTAATGGTCAAACAGGTAGAACATTATCTGATAAAGATTTAGCTTTCCATTTACAAATGGTAGGTTTCGGTGCTACACAAGATGCACAAACAGCTAAAGA